CCTCCCTATGAGGGCGTCCTTGTGTGGTAAGAGCGTTTCAGCTCCTACCGGACAGTTCGTTCAAGTAGAGGGGGCCGGCAGAAGCCCTACTTACAAAGTAGTAGTGACTGCTGGCGTGACCGCCTCGTTGCGCTTGGCCCGACGCCTATTGGCCGTCGTGTTGACAGCAGCGATTCGGGGGAACGATTTTCTGTGTGTAGTTGTGTGTGTGTGTCGAATGAAATTTACCCTGGTGGTGGTAGCCCAGCCGTAAACACAAGCACGCTTTCGCCTGGCGGTCCCGTAGAGGGCCCGTCGAGGCATCCTAGTTCTAGCGTCGCGTGCACCTCCGGAGAGGGACTCGGCGCTATGATTAAAAGAAAGTTCGAATATAGAACTAGGGGAGGAAAGCGTGCATATGTAAGGCGCTGGGTCTTTTCCAACGATCCCGTATGGGGAATAGGGGGCTCGGCACCAAGGGGTGCGCGCCCCCCGGCACGAAACGTTTGCCCCCGCTGTGGTGCATCGAGCTCCTTTGAGCCCTGCAAAACAGTGGAGGGGGCCAACGTTTACGGGTCGTGGGATTACCGGAATTGGGTAGTACTTAAGAGGGGAGACATCAAAGTGGGGAGCGGCCCCAGGTGGGGGAAGAAGGCGATGCCTAGGAAGAACGCCGGAGCTCAAGAGCCCGGACGGTCCAAGGACGGCACCGCCCAACCACCTAAAACCGCAGCACCGCAAGATGCCAGGCGGGGCGGCAAAGGCGGCCCACCAGTTGCATCCATCCCAATCAGCAGCAGCAATGTTGACAGGCCGGCGCACAGCGTCACCAACAACCCAGAAGGGCTTGTCCATTACCTGCTGTCCGGTCCTCACGGACCGGTGAAAGGGAAGGGTAGCAAAAGGAAGGGCTTTCTCAAGAGCACTCGCGAGGAGCTTGGCACGGACGAGATCCACGTGATAGACGTGCGGGGCCTGGAGAATGACATGAAGTCTTTCAAAGGGCACACCGGTCTTGATGGAGTCGTGCGTGACAGGGTCCGCCGCGACGGGGCATTCACGGAGGTCATGGAGCGAATCGCTTCGGCCATTCGCAGCTCCGAGACACGGGGAAAATCGGCCTGCATTTACGTGCATTGCCACGGGGGCATGCACAGGTCGGTTGCCGTTGTCGAGGAGGTCCACGACCGATATGGTTACCGTGTACGCCACAACGAGCTCAAGAGACGCCTTAGCCTGCCGCCAGGGGAGGGCAAGCGAGTGACAGTGAAGCAACTCAACCAGGTCGAGCGGAAACTCAACGTTCTCTGGAAGCGAATCATCGCCACCATCAAACTCATCAAAGGGACCCGCTACCTTTCGCGCATAGGAGTGTACGACCACGAAGACATCGCTGGGTGGAAGGCCTTGAACCAGTTCTCTGGCCCCAAGCAAGACGAGATGCGCCTCCGAGCTGAGCTCGGAAGGGACAAGCGCATAAAGCTTGCCAGGGACCGTGAGATCTGTGAGGCCCTCCACCGTCTTCGCGGTTGGATGCTCGCAAAATGCTGTCGCGAGGGGGTTTCCCAGATGATGGGGGTTGTGAAGGCTGAGTGCAACAACGCTCGGCGCGAGGCATTCGGGCTCGCCCCCTGCCATGAGGAGGCCCACGGGGTGTTCAAACAATTCCGCAGTGCGTTGTACTTGAACGACCGATTGGGGCCTTCCCTCAATGAGAAGGGGGCTCGTAGCCCGTGTTATGCCGTGCAGCGGCGGGAGGCTTTGTGCCCCGCCACCAAACTGCCGCGCCTTGCGCAGCTGTCGATGCTTGCCCGAAGTTTGCCGGAGCCGTTTCCTTGGGAGAGCGCCAAGCCTACACGAGAGTGCCTTGAAAGGCTGTGCTCGGGCGATGGCGCAGGAGGGCCTGCGATTGCAGACCACGAGGCCCTCACCTCCTTTGGAAGGTACGCAGCCGCTTGGATGAAACGCATGATCAGACTGGGTGAGCATTGGGTCGACGAGGACTCGCCACTCCTCTTTAAGGATGGGACCTACACCACTGGCGCAAACTGGGACCACTACGGTGGCCGCAGGTGCGTCAATGACGGTGTTCCCGAGAGGAGGGTGGCAGTGCCAAACGGCTCGACGCTCACCTGGACCAGCGCTGTGGGCGGCGCCAGTGGCTATCTGGCCGAGGTGATTTCCAAGATCTGTGCTGAAAAGACGTTCCTGAGGGCGACCGACGGGGCTTTGGTGAAGTTGCGTGCAACTCTCGCCCTCGTCCCTGGTCCGGGCGTACCCAACCCTCTTGCAGAGGTCAATAACAGCATCGTGGACCAGTGCGCGCAAGAGTATGCCGATCTTGCCAAGGAGTATGCGGCGACGAACGAGCCGGACCTCAAGGCTGTCATGATGGAGGCGCTTACCGAGACCTTTCTTGGTCCCGGGGCAGCGCCTCCTGAACAGCCTGAGGAGTGGCTCTCGCAGCTCCGAGGCTTGCATCGGGATGCTCCTGCAGCGGACAAACGGAAGCTTAGCTTCTTCTCTGGCCCAATCAAGGGATTCACCGAGACCGGCCGATTTGGCGCCGCCCTGTTCAAGCGGGTGCTTGCGGACTTCGACGACGGCAGGATCATGCCATTTACCATCCCCGCTCACCTGGAGCGCACTTACGAGTGCGTGTTTGGAGAGAGCACCTACAATGGTGCTACACGTGCTCGTGTACTTGCGCAGCCGGAGAAGGGGTGGAAATGGAGGATGCCGACGATGAGCCCGCCCGCGGCAACGGTGTGTGGGGCGAGTCTGCGGAAGCAGATGCAGACGCTTCTCTGTCGTGACCCAAGGGTTGTCGGTGTGGACGGCAAGACCGAGCCTAACCTGAACGCGTTTGTGTCTGGCCTTGAGCTTAGCATGGGAGATCACCTCAGATCTGCTGACCTGCGGGCGGCGACTGATCTCATCTACCAAAGCTTTGGCCAGCGCACAATTCGTGAGGCATGTGGCGCGCTTGGCGGCTACTCCGACGAGGAGACGGACGTGCTGTGCCAGTTGGCGGGGCCGATGCATATTGAGACCGAGGATGGTAGCGAAGCTACAACCAATGGTCGCGGTCTGCTCATGGGCCTCTCGCCTTCGTGGGTCACACTGTGTCTCGTCAACCTTTGGGCTTATGACAGAGCCTACATGCCCAACGCCCCCGAAGAGGCGTGGCGCGACACCAACGACCTTGTCAGGACCTGCGGTGACGACCTCTTTGCAATAAGCAACCCTGACCAGGATGCGCGGTACGATCAAAACATCCGCAGCTCGGGCGCCGACATTAACACTTCTAAGGACTTCTCCTCCAAGATTGGAGGCGTTTTCCTGGAGAAGATTTACAGTGTTAACTGGCGCACTGAGCGTTGGGCGGAGTATGATAAGTATGGACGCGCTATTCCGGTCGAAGGCAGAGTGGGTCGTGTCCGGCAGGCCGACACGGTCGTCTCCCTCGGCGCACTTCTGGGCGACATACCAGTCAAAACTACCAGCCTTGGAGACGTGATAAGGTTTGTGGTTGCCCCGCTTCGGGGCAGTCGCCTGAAGAGCACCATACAGCTTGCCATGCAATTCCATGCCGACGCGATAAGTCAATACCGGCGTGGGACGGGGGGGCTTCCTATCCAGGGGCCTTCGTGGCTTCCAGGGTTGCGATTTCCCCATCACCGTGGTGATGGTTTCGCGATCCACCGGATGCCGAAGGTCCTTAGGGCGGTGACCGTTGCTGTGGCCCACAAATCGCTGCCCAGGGGGCACGCGGTTGGACATGAGTGGGTTCATGCGCAGGAATTCGCCAGGAATATTGGGAAGCTTTCCCTGCATGGGATGTTTGCTGTTGGGGGGGAGACGTCGAGCGCCATCAGGGCAGTAGGCAGCGTCTTGGATGACGCCCCTGTTGGCATGTGGAAATATCAAACCAAGGACATGGCTAACCGTAGGGAAGATCCTTTGCCGCTTCAAGAGCGGACCTACAGAAGCCTCTTGGGCATGGCGGATGCGGACGGCTGGAACGCAGGAGAGCTCACCTACACTTCTCTCGACAATGCCACAGCCCGGTCGATTGCTTCCCTCTCTAGGGACCAGCAATTCACCAAGGGCAAGGTTGGCAAATGTGAGATGAGGTCTGTGAGACTGCTGCAGACAGCGGAGAAGCTCCTGGCCGATGCCCGGAAGATTGTCCTTGGGACACCCTGTGCGAGGAGGCGGTGGACGCAGCTCAAGAAGAGCCAGACTAGTAGTGTAAATAGTAAGAAAAGAAACCGGTGCCCTCTCGGGCCGGTTATCTACCAGTCTATGTGCGAACAGATCGCCATTTCGCGAAGGGCCTTGTTGGTTCCCACGTGCAGTTTCCCCTCGGGCGGCTTTGACCTCGGCATGGAGCCGGAAAAGTTTGGTCGCGCCGCCCAAGTACATTATCTTGATTATTTGAAAATTATTAAGACACACACACATACACACAACCTCACGAGCGCAAAAGTACTCCGTCGAGAAGGGCCTGGTGTCGAGGACGGGAACGGTGCCGCGCCGGCTGAGCCGGGCGAAACCGATTATCCCCAGACACGGTCCGATCAGACAGAGGAAATTTGGCAACACGAAGGGCCCCACGGAGGGGCCCCCCGCGCAAGTGACCCAGAAAACACAATCGTTCCAATACAGCGTGACAATCAAGCCAGCGATGGTACGAGTCATGCACAACCGAGTGCCTTGTCTACAACAGATGAACAGGCAGCCGGGAGCTTCCGAGCTCACGGTGAGGTGGACTCTGCACAGTAGCGAGGGTAAGGACTCCGAGGAGTATCCTAACACCCTTA